ATAAGGTCAAGGAGAAATTATGACAACTAGTTACAAAAAAGAGGCAATCAAAGAGCTGAAAGCGCAAAAAAAACTAGAGCGCGAAGCTGAAGCTGAAGCGCTGTCTGCGCAAATTGCAGAACAAGCAAAGGCTGATGCAGAAAACGAAGCTCGTATTGCTAAAAAATTAGCGCGTATTGCAAAAGGCGAACCTGCCCCGGCAGAGCCAGAGCCTACACCAGAACCTGAACCAGTCGTAGAGGAAGAAAAGCCTGTTGCGAAAAAACCAGCTGAGAAAAAGCCAGCTCCTAAAAAGCGTGGCAGACCAGCTAAGAAGAAGGGGTAATTATGGAAGGTTATACGAAGTACAAAATGAAGAAAAAAACCATTGGCAAAATGGTTGACGGCGAAATGAAAAACGCTGGCGTTGAAAAGATTGTTGACGTGAGAGGCAAGGGTGCCGCAACTAAGGGGCTGAAGTTTAAAGTCAGATCCTAATGGACGATTTAACGCTGCACGACAAGATCAAAAAAGTGATCAAAGATCGAGAGTCTCAGATAAGCGAGACACTTATGTCGGGAGCATTAGAAAGTATAGAACATTATAAATTTTTGCAAGGTGAGCTTTCTGCGTTATACTATATCGAATCGGAGATAAAAGAATATAACAAGGAACTGTGACGAATGTCTGAACAAGCAAAAAAAGCAATCGTAGACGCCTACGTCGATTCCGACGATAGGGTTCTCGATCCTACCCTACTAGATAAATCAGTGTTAGAACGAATGCCTCAACCAACAGGTTGGCGGATGCTGGTTTTGCCATACGGCGGAAAAAACACAACTAAAGGCGGTATTCTTTTGACAAGTGAAACTGTTGAGAGAGAGTCTTTAGCTACTGTTGTTGCTTATGTTGTTAAGATGGGACCTCAGTGTTATAACGACAAAGATCGTTTCGGCGACACACCGTGGTGCGAAGAAAAGCAGTGGGTGATGATTGGCCGTTACGCTGGTTCTCGTTTCAAACTCGAAGACGGTGCGGAAGTCAGAATTATCAATGACGACGAAGTCATAGCCACAATCCTTAATCCAGATGATATAATGAGTGTGTAACCATGATTGAAAACAACGAAAACCAAGAAAACCAAGTCGAAGAAGTCGAAGTAGATATCCAAGAGGATGCTGCTGTCGAAGCACAAACTACCAGCCCGGATGACGAGCTGGACAATTACACCAAAAGTGTAAGCAAGCGAATCAACAAAAAGAATGCGCAGGTAAAGGCCGCTGAAGATCGGGCTGCGTATTTTGAGCAAATTGCGCGTCAGCAACAAGAACAACTAAGCGCTTATCAACAAAGCTATCAGGCTCAAGAAGATACTGTCTTACAGAAAGAAGAAGAGGCGCTTGAAGTTAAAGAGCGTGAAGCAGCAGATTTATACAAGCGTGCTGTGGAATCTGGCGATGCTGATTTGATGAGCAAAGCCGATGATCTAAAAACCGATCTCAAGATTCAAAAAGAAAAGATCAAAGTAGCAAAGCGCAGGAGAGAACAGGCCCCGCAAGCGCAGCAAGTCGATCAGTCTTACTATCAACAGCCAGCCGCACAACAACAAGAAGCGGTTCAGCCTACACAAGAGGCTTTGAGCTGGTATGAGAACAATCAATGGTACGGTGATCAAGAAGATCCCGGTAATTTAGAAGCAACTCAGTTTGCTTTTTTCCAACACAACATGCTTATCAATGAAGGTTTTGAGCCAGACTCAGAAGACTATTATGGTGAGCTGAACAACCGAATTTATAAAGTTTATCCGCACTTGCAATCCGCAAGTGGGGATGACGGTCAAAAGGATAGCAGACCCTCCGTGCAAAGAGTCGCATCCGCTTCCGTTGGAAGTCGTCAACAAACACGTAGTAAAAAGAACGGCGTAACTTTCTCGAAGTCAGAAGTCGAGCGCCTTCGAGGGCTAAAACCGCACAACATGTCTGAACAAGACTGGTTGAAACGAGTAGCTCAAGAGAAGCAAAAAATCGCTCAAAGGGAGGCAATATGACAACTAATGAAAAGAAAGTAACGAATCGAAACTCGCGTGAATCCGAAGCTCACGATAATAATCTTCGTAGTAAACCATGGAGGCCGGTACGGAACCTAGAAGCGCCCCCTGCACCACCGGGTATGACATACAGGTGGATCAGGACCGCTATGTTGGGGCAAGAAGATCGATCTAATGTTTCAAGACGAATCCGTGAAGGATGGGAGCTTGTTAGATTGGAAGAACTTCCTGCTGAATGGCAGCACATGTCAACAACAGAAGTAGGGAAAGAAACTGGCATTATTAACAATGAAGGTTTAGTTTTGGGCAAAATGCCCACTGAGATGGTGGATCAACGTAACGAATACTATCAACAAAAAAACTTGGATCAGGTGGAAGCTTTGGATAACACGGTTTTCAACGACTCAAGAAAAGATGGCCGATACGTGAAATACAATCCTCAGAGGGATACCAAAGTGACCTTCGGTAAACAATGATAGGAGTGTATCATGGCTAATAAAGATGCCGCTTTTGGCATGAAACCAGTCAAAATGATTGGTGGAGCGCCATACACTGGTGGATCGAGTCGATATCGTATAGCCGCGAACTACGGAACAGCAATATTTCAAGGCGATATGGTAGCTCAAGTCACTGGTGGAACCGTTGAGGTTCACGCTGATGGTGGGACGGTTCCCATCGTAGGCGTATTTAATGGGTGTCAATACACGGACCCTTCAACTGGTGAACAAGTGTTCAGCAACTTTTATCCAGCATCTACAAATGCATCGGACATTATAGCTTTTATAATCGACGATCCAAATGTAGTGTTTGAGATTCAGTGCAACGCAGCGTTCCCTATTGCAGACCTGTTTGGCAATTTCGACATTGTATATACGTCATCTGGAAGCACCGTAACTGGTATTTCAGGTGCAGAACTTAACGTCTCTGACGGTGGAACTGGAACGACTTTGTCTGTTAAGGCAATCGACATTTCAGAAGATCCTGACAACGACGATGTCTCATCCGATGCAACAAACGTATATGTTGTAATCCAAAACCATATATTCGGCGTGAAAGGCGCTGGGTTAGCTTAGGAGGTTAATTAGATGGCTATTTCAAGAGCGCAATTAGCTAAAGAGTTAGAACCCGGCTTGAATTCACTCTTTGGGATGTCTTACGACAGCTACGGCGGACAAGAATATGCAGATATTTTTTCCGTTGAGGATTCTCAAAGGGCGTTTGAAGAAGAAGTTTTAATTACTGGCTTCGGTAGCGCACCGACAAAAACAGAGGGAGCAGGGGTTGCTTTCGATAATGCAAACGAAGGTTTCACAGCAAGGTATACGCACGACACTGTCGCGCTTGCTTTTGCTTTGACCGAGGAAGCAATCGAAGACAATCTTTACGATTCTCTTGGTAAAAGGTATGTAAAAGCACTTGCACAATCTATGGCTCACACCAAAGAAGTGAAAGGCGCAGACGTACTCAATAACGCATTCAGCTCATCCTTTACAGGTGGCGATGGCGTTTCTCTGATCAACACAGCTCACCCACTTGCGGGTGGTGGAACTGCTGCGAACAGAGCAACAACCATGGCAGACTTGAACGAGACTAGTCTCGAAGATGCTCTGATTGACATTTCTACTTTCACTGATGACAGAGGTCTAACGATCTCAGTACAAGCTACAAAGCTTGTGGTTCCACCACAGCTAGTGTTTGTTGCTGATAGGATCCTCAACTCACCGGGCAGAGTAGGAACAGCTGACAACGACCTAAACTCAATTAGGAACACTGGAGTTATTCCGGGCGGTTACACTGTTAACCATTACCTGAATGACCCTGATGCTTTCTTCTTGATGACTACGGTTACTGAGTCAGGTGAAGGCCTTAAGATGTTCCAAAGAACAGCTATGGAAACTAGCATGGAGCCAGACTTTACGACTGGTAACATTCGATACAAGGCTAGAGAGCGTTACAGCTTTGGTTTCTCTGATTGGAGAGGAATCTACGGATCGCAAGGTGCTTAATTGAACCAACAGTAGGGTTTATTACTCAACTACTGAGAAAGAGGGCTTCGGCCCTCTTTTTTTATGCCTAGCTACATATGTATAAAAACTTGCACACGGACACGGAATTGAGTATATTAACAATATAGATACGCAAAACCGGAGACAAAAATGGAATTGAAACTAGATTGGTCAGCAGAAACGGTCCACACAGATGGTCGTTTTATCAGCACTGCCAAGCCTAACTCAGACTTCTGGCAGGTATGGCGGGAGCGTAAAGCAGCAGTCAAAGCTGCTGGTTATTCTGTGCGCAAAGTCGATGACCAGTGGGTTGTTACGCGCCTCAGAGACAACGATCAGGCAATTGCTGATTCACAGGCTGTCGATGCAGACATTGAGATCCCGGTCCCGGCTGGACTGTCTTATCTTCCATATCAAAAAGCTGGCATCGCTTATGCGACACAGCGTCAATCCACGCTGATCGGTGATGAAATGGGTCTAGGTAAAACCATACAAGCTATCGGCGTGATCAATGCTACAGCTCCTAAAACTGTTTTGGTTGTATGCCCAGCGTCTCTCAAGATCAACTGGAAAAACGAAATGACCAAATGGCTGGTTTCTGAGCGTGACATTCAGATCGTTAACGGTGGTGGTGAGCAGATCCCTGAGACGCCTGACGTGGTTATCATTAACTACGACGTGCTGACTAAGCATCAAGACGCAATCAACGCACGTACTTGGGATCTCGTTATTATGGATGAAGCGCACTATATCAAGAACCCAAAAGCAAAGCGCACTGGCGTTGCTGTAGGCATCAAAGCAAACCGTAAGGTTGTATTGACCGGGACCCCAATTACAAACCGTCCTATCGAACTACAGCCCATCGCTGGTTATCTGGATCCTGTTACTTTCGGTAACTTCTTTAAGTTTGGCCGTAAGTATGCAGGCGCTTATCAAGATCGATTTGGCTGGCACTTTGATGGCGCATCTAACTTAGATGAGCTGCAAAGACTGTTGCGTCAGTCTTTCATGATTCGCAGAAAAAAAGACGAAGTGTTGAAAGAGCTGCCTGAGAAGGTGCGTCAGATTATCGTGTTGCCAAGCAACGATTACAGCGATCAGATCAAAAAAGAGTTTGAGACTCTTGCTGACGCAGTCACAGAAACATCTTCACAAGACATAGACTTCGAGCAAATGTCAGGCGTGCGTCACGATACAGCTCTGGCTAAAGTCGCTGATGTGGTTGCTCACGTAGCTGATATCGATCATCAAGTGGTTGTTATGGCTCATCACAAAGACGTTGTTGATGGCATCAAAGAAGGCTTAGAGGCAGCTGGCAAGACTGTGGTTACTCTTACAGGCGACTGCACACAAGCTCACAGACAAAACTCTGTTGATACTTTTCAGGCAGGTAACGCTGATGTGTTTATCGGTACCATCGGGGCTGCGGGTGTGGGAATCACCCTAACTTCTGCAAGTCACGTAGTGTTCGCGGAGCTTGATTGGGTTCCCGGTAACGTGTCACAAGCAGAAGATCGATGCCACAGAATCGGTCAGGACAGCTCAGTGCTGGTTCAGCATTTAGTCGTTGATGGTTCAATCGACGCTAGGTTGGCTGAAGTGCTTGTAAGCAAGCAGAAGGTGCTAGACAAGGCTCTAGACAACGTGGTTGAAAACAATATCAGCATTGAGGAGATAGCAATAGATGTTGAGTCTGTGGAAAAAGTATTCAAGAAGTCGCCTAAGCCTTTGCCTGCAAATGTGGTGGTTGCATTACAGGATTTCGTATCTTGTGTTGCAAGTGCGTGTGACGGAGCGGTTGAGGAGGATGGGATGGGTTTCAACGGCACCGACAGCAATTTCGGTAAAAGCCTTGCAGGACAAGACGAATGGACACCAGCGCAACAACACGCTGCCAAAACCATGATCAAGAAGTACAAAAGACAAATTGTTGCCGCAGGCAGAGCTGAGGCTTACCAAAAAGTTTACGGATAAGAAAGGGCTTCGGCCCTTTTTATTTGTTTTTCGATTTTTAGTGGTATACTGACAGAGTCTCTATGGCAATCGGATGGGCCGGTTGCTGGTCTAATTTAGGAGGACTGTAGTATGACAACACACTTTACGAGCGGAGTAACCAATGTTTCAGGAGATGGAACGCTTGGTAAATTAAAAATGCCCGCACCCCACAAGTACCATGGTTATTTCAATGACTTTGATACTTATCTAGCGTCCGATTGGACAATTACAACAACTGAAGGTGGATCTGGTAACGCCAGCGAAGCTCTTACTGACGGCGACGGCGGGTTACTATTGGTGACCAATGACGACGCTGACAATGACCACGACTTTTTCCAATTGGTAAAAGAAGGTTTCAAGTATGAAGCTGGTAAGCAGTTAGCGTTTCACATGAGGTTCAAAACCAATGATGCCACGCAAACTGATATTGTTGCTGGTTTACAGCTTACGGACACAACTCCGTTAGATGTAACCGATGGCATTTTCTTTTTGAAGTCAGATGGTGGCACGACTGTCACTTTTGTCGTTGAAAAAGACAGCACGCAATCTACTTTAGATTTGTCTACCGCTTTGGCTGACGATACTTTTATGACTGTAGGATTTGTTTATGATCCTAAAGACCAAAAGTTTCACGTTTTCCAAAACAACGTGTTAGCTGGCACAGTAGTTAGTACAAACGTACCAGACAATGAAGAGTTAGCTCTGTCATTTGGTATACAAAATGGTGCTGCCGCTGCGAAAACTTTGACCGTTGATTACATTGGCGCATACAAAGAACGCACTGCGGTAACTGAACTGTAGGAGGTGAGATATGGCTGATGCTGTAGCTTCACAAACTATTCAGGACGGCGAGAGAACCGCAGTAATGCGGTTCACCAACGTGTCAGATGGCACGGGCGAGTCAGCAGTCAAAAAGGTGGATGTATCTGCCTTGGCTGCAAACTCAGCTGGACAAGCCTGCACTGAGGTTCACATCCAAAGAATATATTGGATGACTGTTGGTATGAGCGTAAAAATGGAGTTTGATGCATCAACAAATGTCCTGCTCACACACATCCCAGCAGATGCAACCGGCGACGAATACTACGATAACTTCACTGCTATCCCAAATAATGCTGGGTCTGGCAAAACCGGAGACATTGACTTCACGACTGTGGGTCACTCCAGTGGCGACAGTTACATGATTATTTTGGAGATGATTAAGAAGTACGACTAGGGGAAGTTTATGAGTATGTTTCCCGGCGACATGTCTTCTAGAATCAGAGCATACGAGTCTGGATTAGGGCCAAACCCTTTTGAAAGAATGCCGCAGGTTCCTGACGTGATGCCTATGCAGCCTAGAGGCGGCATAGCTGGTTTATTTGAAAGGTTAAGACGCCCACAATTCCCCCCAATGGGCGGATTCGGTGGATTTGGCGGAGGCAGGTTCGGGCCTCCTCCGTTTGATCCCAGAATGCGTGGCGGGTTCCCCGGTATGGGCGGCGGATTCTTTGGTGGTTTCAGGCCAAGACTCCGACGTAGACGTAGACCTCGTCCGCAAATGCCAGATTACTCAAAACAATTTTCTTCATTAGAAGCCAAGATTGCAGAGCTTCAGAATCAATTAGCGGAAAGACAGGCCGCTACACCTACGCCCGATCCTGTAATGGACGTAGCCGAACCAAGGCCTCCTATGCAAGTAGGAACTTTGGGCGGACCCGGTTACGGTGAATTTCCTTTAGGTACAGCTGGACCTCGCGTAGATCCAAGCGACCCCGGATTTATACCACCACCAAACGGAGGCGGATTTACACCGGGGAAAATATCAATACCAAACATAGATGTTGATGCCATCAGAGAAAGAATTGAAAACTTAAATATCGATGTTGGCGAAAGACCAGATATGTCGGTAAATATACCAGCGGAACCGACAGGCAGACCCGTGCAAACTTTGCCACTTCAAGACGTTGGTGGGCGAAAGAGACTGACGAGAGGACCCGGCCCAGCAAAGATTCCGGTAAAACCGCCGTCAATCGAAAGGCTACCAAGAGAATTGGAAGAGGAGTTTATAAGGCCTCCCATGCCGCAGGTTCCTGACGTGATGCCTCCAATGCCACAAGCAGATCCAAACTTGCTCGAAAGATTCAACACGAACCCAGCGTCAGTTAACTTTGGCCTTACAGCCACTTTTGACCCAGATACTGGAGAGTATGTAACGGATTTGAGTGCTATGGGCTTTCAAGGCGCACAAAGATTTAGAAGACAATCTCCGGCTGAGTTTGCGGCTCAACTAGCGCCAGAACCTATGCCTGCTCCGGTAGCGATGAATGTCCCAGCCATACCTGACGAAATATTAAGAGATGTGCAAAGCCGAGGCACTGTAGGCCCCGGCATGGTGCCACCACCAGTCGTCAAACCGCCCCGTCAAGATGCGATCAAGGTTCCCATAAAAATGCCACCGATGCCCATGATTCCTGCACCAATGCCAGATCCTGTGCCAATGCCAGCACCAACGCCGCGAATCCCGGCGCCTATGCCTAGGCTTCCTAGGGTTGGAATGGCGGGTCCGGGGCCAAGGATTAGATAATGACACAAAAGAAAATCAACAAAGTAATCAAAGGGTTGAAGAAAGCCAGCAAGACGCACGCACAACAAGCCAAAACCTTGAGCGCGATCAAGATGAAAAAAGGCGGTAGCGTGCCAGATAATGTGGCCAATCCTTCGCTTTACTCAAAAGCCAAAGCAAAAGCAAAAGCAAAGTTTGACGTGTACCCCTCAGCTTATGCTAATGCCTACATGGTTAAAGAATACAAAAAGATGGGCGGCAAATACAAAGGCGCCACGGGAGGAGAAGTGACGTTAAAGCCAATACCAAAAGGCAACAAAGGCTTAGGGAAGCTGCCAACAAAAGTACGCAACAAGATGGGCTATATGGCTAACGGTGGCACTGTGATGGTTCAAGGGCGTGGCTGTGGTGCAATGATGAACAGCAAGCGCAAAAAAACTAGAGTGCCTAGAAGCTAATGGCCAAGCCTAAAGGTGGTCTAACCGAATGGTTCGGTAAAGGATCCAAAGGCGATTGGGTAGACATCGGCGCTCCCAAAAAAGACGGTAAGTTTCAGCAATGTGGAAGGTCTTCCACAAAAGGTTCTAAGCGCAAATACCCTAAATGCGTGCCTCGGTCCAAAGCAAATCAAATGTCCAAAGGGCAAATTGCCTCAGCTGTCAGGCGCAAGCGTTCAAAAAAACAAGGTGTAGGCGGTAAACCCACTAATGTGAAAACATTTGCTGCAACTGGTGGTAAAATAACAAAACGATCAAACATGGGTTTGTTTGGGCGTATTTAAGGAGCGGTTATGACATATAGAAAAACAAAAGGCTATGCCATAGGAAAAAAATCGAAGGGCGGGGCCATGATGAAAAAGTCCAAAGGTGGCGCGATGATGCGTAAATCTAAGGGCGGTTCTCTCATGAAGAAGTCGAAAGGCGGGTCCATGATGAAAAAGACTAAAGCTAATGGTGTGGGTCAAGCGATCTCTAAGCTAGCGGCTAAAAAGTCGAAGGGCGGATCTCTCATGAAAAAGTCCAAAGGCGGAGCCATGATGCGTAAGTCCAAGGGTGGGGCTATGATGAAAAAGTCCAAAGGCGGAGCGCTAAATAAAAAATCCAAGAGGTAAGCCATGTCTTACCTCATCAGTAACGTCCCGCACTTTAAATGTTGGGTGAGGCGGGAGTTTACCCACAATCATGAGAAATATCATGATGAATACATTCACGCTCTAGCCATTGCGGTTAACACCATCCCAGATCGTTCTTTAAGTTTTCAAGTAGTGTTTACAGGTTGCGAATCCGATTGCGAAGATTGGGATGAAGAAGGCAACATTCATGGTGGCGCTATGTGGGCGCGTATGCCAATACAAGGGCTGGTTTTTGACATGCCTCTGGAAGAGTTTCCTAGGCCCATGGAAGATCATTTAGCACAACCTTGGGATTGCGAATCAAGAAACCATGCGGTCACAGTCATGGATCGTGTAAGCTCCTCACCGTGGATTGCTAAGATTGATGGCGGGTTTTATCAGGCCAAATATTTGTTTACGGTGGACTACACAGATTCGGACATAGCAGATGATCCTGCACAACACAAGCAATCTCATGTATTATATATAACTGAAGATTGCGAATGGAAAGGCAATCTGGTTGCATTACCTAACAACCGGGTTAGGGCTACAAGCCCAGCTCTTTGGGTTACAGGCGAAGGCGCACCAGACTTCAAACCATCGCAATGGGCGCATAGCGCAGAAGGACATGAAAGTTATTTGGATCCGGCGATAACTTTTAATAATTTATATGAGGATTAGATGGCATTATCCGGCAGCAAAAACTTTGAACCAGATGTAGCAGAATACATTGAAGAAGCTTTTGAGCGTTGCGGCTTAGAGCTTCGTACTGGTTATGATTTGCGCACCGCCAAAAGAAGCGCCAATCTGATGCTGGCAGAATGGGCTAACCGGGGCCTAAATCAGTGGACGATCAAAGAAGTAGACATAACCATGGTTAAAGACACTTCGACCTACAATATCGACTCCACAAACGCCACAGCTCCTATTGATGTGTTAGATGCTTACGTGCGAGAAACGATCAACAATGAAACTACTGACTTTCCACTGAACAAAATAAGTCGCGCGGAGTATG